ATGGACGCCTTAACACCGGCAGGACAGGGGTATGGGTTTGGGCTTTCGCCGTCGGTGTAACCTGCCGTAAAGATGACGGTCAAATCGTAGCCTGGCGAATCAGACTTGAACACAAGCCGCGCAGGGCGTTGGAAGTTGTCTAACGTATAAAGTGATGGGCTTACGGTTTGCACCGCGCCATCGCTGTCCTCGTAGGTTACAGAGGCAATGCTGTTGACTGGGTGCGTTTGCAGGCTGACCTGCTCACTAACAACAGGGCTTTTGACTTTGTAGCTAGCCTGAGCAATTGTCACGCCCGTGTACTGCTCGGCGTTTTCTCTTGATGCACTAATTAAGGTTTGTACTAATGTATCATCGGGGTGTGAAGGGGGCGAGCCAACCGTGTCTAGTCTGAGGTGCAACTGCGCCTCTGCCAGACTAACTGGTTCGCTTGTTGGTTGTACTGTCTTTATTAAATAGTTCATGGACTATATTCCTCTATTATCCTATCCACCATTTAAACCCCGCATGATCTTAATAATACGCTCAGGGTCTATTTTATCCCAAGCGTCAACGCAGTGCTGACATTTTAGCCGTTTACCGCATCCCAGACCACCGCCCGTAAATATATTCTTGTGTAGCTGGTAGCCCGTTACCTGCGGGGCAATAAACCCACCAAACAAAACCACGCCTTTAATGCCAAGCGCCGCCGCTGTGTGGTGCATCCCGCCCTCTGGCACTAGCACCGCCCTCGCTTTAGACATAACCGCAGCCATCAGTCTAGGCGTAGCCGTTTTTATCCATCGAGTATTAGGTAGCATCTTGGGCTTTTTTGCGCCCAGTTGCACCCAGTCAGCGTCTACAGAACTCGTGACCTTGGCGAAGTTATCCCAACCCCAGTCGCGGTTTACGCTTTCTTGCTTGTCTTTTAAGTGTGGCTCAACCACAATAAAATTGTTTTCTATATACGCAATCTCGTCCAGTTCATCTGGGCTAAAGAAAAACTTGGCTGGCTTTGGGCGATATGCTTGCCAGCCCCATGCCTGAGCGTTAACGGATTTAGCGTATGGCCTAGCACTCGGCGCATTAACTATAAACTTTTGGTATTTATCTGTAGGATTAGCAATGCTTGGATTGTTTTCCCAAGCATCGTGCCAGCGGATATTCCCGTTCCTGTCTTTGATAGCGACTACCCCGCCAAGACTCATCGCCTCGCCAGCCGCCATTAGTTCGTCGCCCCACCCCATACTCACCACCTCATTATGTAATCGCCAGAAATTACCATGTGTATTTTCATGCCCAGATACTTTAGATACTTTACTGCTTCGTCATCAGCATAGCCATACTTTTTACCCTTGCCAGGCTTTTGCTCAACGATAATAACGGGCTTGTTGCTTAGAATAGTTTGCTCTGCGCCTTGCAAAACGTGGTACTCGTAGCCCTCGCAATCCACTTTTATAAAGTCAACGTCCACAAAACAATACGAATCTAGTAACACTGTGCCGACTTCTTGTAAGGCTTTTTCCTTACGCTTGTTAACTTGCGGTGCGGTGTCGCCGCATGACCCGTTAGTAGCGCAAGCCATTGTGATAATCATTTCTTCATCACTAAGCGCTACGTTGTGCAAGGTTGCCATTGGTGCGTTCTTAACAAAGTATTCGCAGTACTCAGAGACTGGTTCGAACGCTTGCACGCTGTCAAAGTCCAAACACATAACCCGTGACCACAGCCCAAGGTTGCCACCCACGTCAATTGCTGTACGCTTTTTGTCCAGTATCCGTAAACATTCTGCATACTTGCTGTACTGATATGTGGGCTTGCCATCAACATAACGCTTAACGGCTTTCATCCAATCGACTAAGTGTGTTTCGTTTTCGGGCAAATAAAGCCCTTCCCATACTTTCATTTAACTTGCTCCCAAGCGTAACCGGAGTTGATTTCCGAAATTGTAAATTGATTATTGGCCAACACCATCGCCATGTGTTCGCGGTTTTCTGGTTTAACTGGCGATTCAATTAGGGATAAATCTGTTGAGCCAAAACGTGCCGCTGTTGATTCGGGGTCGGTCGCAAAGCAAGGCACGCCGTGAATGACTGCTTGAACCCCTGCCATCGACGAATGCACAACAACCGCCCATACATTTCTTAATTGCTGTTTAAACATAATTTCAGCCCTGTTGCCGTTGCTTTTGTGGTGAACCCTTATGTTCCTGTCAGAATAAGCAGAAATCAGCTCAGAGGTCTGTCTAATCCATTCGTGAGCGCTTTTACCTTGCAAGTTAAAAAAGGTTTCGCTTTGTGGGCATAACAAAATATCTGAGCCTTCGCGCCAACTTTGAACCGAAACCCTTAAGCGTCGCCACCTGTCTTTACTAGGCTCACCGTTGAGGTCGTGCATAAAAGCATTCTTAGTTATTCGGTAATGTGTTGCCCTACAAAAGTATGCCTTGTCCCCATAGTACCAATCCCTTCCATCCGAACGCGCTTGGCTCAATAACGGCATTAAGTTGGGATGGCCAAACATCGCAACCGAGCCATCAAGCAATTCAGTATTTGTAGCTACAATGCCGCCGCAACCCTCAGCAAATGCCTTGCCAAAAATGGGTGACGTTTGAGCGCCGCTTACAATGTAAGTAGTGGGTGAGTTGTGCGTTTGCATTCTTGCCGCCAAAAATCAGCCCCTCTTGCGTTTTTGTAATGTTCAAAGCCAGGTATCCCCGCCGTCCAGTGCAAAATCTTTGCACCCTCAATCGCTTGCCCTTCGTCTACCAAGCGATTCCATTCTTGTGGCAACTCGCCAATTTCTAAGTCATCGAGGAATCGTAGCTGTAAAAGCTCTAGGGTTTTAAATGTGTTGACAGCCTTTGGTGTCATCGTTCGCCACGCTGCATGCTCGCAGTCGATTAGCATCAGGCTTGCCCAGTTCTTTCTGTCATAGTCTTGATTGGCACTTTGCATGGGTGTGCCAATGTATTTAACCGCATTGCGTGTGCTGTATTTGTGCTTTACAACTTTTACTGCGTGTTGCTGTTCTTTAAGTGTTTCCGCCAACTCTGCAATGTCGCTTAAACAAATCATATCCGCAGCGTCTGCAAAAATCGCCTCGCCCCTGTAGTCCATTAAATACGGCACTAGAAAACGGGAAAGCGTAAATTGGTTAGTGCCTCCATCCTTAACGCCTTGCATTTTTATTGGCACAAAGGCAACGGGAACGGAACTTCTTTCTAGCACTGAAGACATAAAGACGTGTGTTCCAACCGACTCTCTATCATCGTAGCCACAAAAGATGGTTAACATTTCTCTAAGTCCTTTTGTTCAAATGCTGTCAATGCTGTTATTCGAGTGGAGTTGTAGACCGTCACGCCCTCAGACTTTAAGTCAGCCGCCAATTTCACAAAGTTTCTACACCAGCGCTGCATAACCTGATCGTCTGGGCCTTGCGTGTTTCTGTGGTAAGGATGATCGCCAAAAAAATGTGTCTTACCTGCTTGGCGCTTCATGTCAAACCCAAGCAAGATAATCGACTTTGCACCGAGTAAGTATGCAAGATTGATTGCTTGGTAGCCTGAGTTGTTTCCAAAGTGTATTTTTTCACGTCCAAGTCCTGCAACTGATTGGCCTTGCCATAACTTGATTCCATATTTTCTAGCGCTCTTTTCCGATTGCGTCCAAAGCTCGCCGCTAAAGTCTCGTTTGATTTTTGCAACGTACCTGTCCCACCAGTGGTCATCACAAGCATACATCGCATCTGCATTGGGCAACCACCGCCAAGAGTCCTTAACGGCTAGGATTCGCCTGCCTTCCTGCGCCGAGCGCGTCTGAATATTTTGGCAGTCTCGCTCAGTGAGGCTGGGGCCTGTGGCGACAACGTAGACGGTTCGTCCCCACCAAGGTCTGTCGCTTCTGTCTTGGGGTATTCTCTGACTGCCGTCACGATGGGGTTTACAAAAGTAACCAGCCCAAGTGAGTCTAGATAGTCTGCCAATTGTTTGCTTATGCGTAGGCGTTGCTTGCGGGACACCGCGCCTGTCTGGGGATTTTCAAAGTGAGCCATAGCCACTACGTCAACTAATTCCATTTCAATTCCTAAAGTAAAAAGGGACTAAGAGCGTTAGCCCTTAGCCCCGATTTTATTGCCTAAACAAGTTTAGAACGAGCCACTGACAAAAGCAGCAGGACGATAAACAGTCAAAGCCAAACGCTCTTCAGCACGCAGGGTTGCCATATTCTTTTTGAAGTTGTCGCCATCTTCATAAGAAATTTGCACATTAGCGTCCTGACGATCCCAGACCTGAGCGCCCATCTGCATAGCGCCCACAAGGAACGTACCAGCAGTGATTGAGTTGGTTGGAATAACAGCCTTGCCCCAGATTTGTGGGCCAGCCATAGCGACCGGATTGCTCCAAACGTACTGGTTATCAGTAGCCTTCAGCAACTCGATCTCTTCCCAATCAGCTGGGTTAAGAACGATTGTGTCAGCCATAAACTCAGACAACTGAGCCTGAGTGATAGCACGACGCAACGTGTCCAACTTGGTGTCGCCAGTAACAGCACGACTGTAGGCCACAAAGTTGCCTGAGTTTAGCAAGCCACTGATGTTGCCAGAGGTGCCATTTCCGTTGAGCAACTGGTCTTCCTCTTCCAGCTTCAATCCAAAGCTCAAGCGCCCGTTAACATAGCTTTCGATCTGTGGTGAATCTTCCAACACCTGACGTGACAGGGGAATAAAGTGAGCCAAAGTTACCACAGCGGCTGTAGCCAAAGTGAAGGTGATGCCTGACTCTGGCTTTGTCACATTCTCAAAAGCGGGGCTGTCGTACTGAGGGCCAGCGCTGTTCGTGTAGACATTTTCTTTCGTGAACTCAATCAGGTTAGAGGTTGTGCGTCCAACTGGCAAAGCGTCGCGGATTGTCAAGATACGGTTGGGGTTGTTGATGATACCAACCAAACGATCAGAAGGAACCAAAGGCTGGTTCTGACCAGTGGCGTTAACGATAGCCGTTTTCATTTCCACGCGAGCAAACTTGCTACGACCTTCGACCATTGCTTTGAAGCTGTCGCTTTTGACGAGCATCTCTCCGGCAGTTTCAGTGGCTGCTTGTTTAGCAACCTCAAAACCTTCAGCCACACGGCGCTCGATTTCCAAGCACTTGTCATCCAAAGAGGCGTTCTGGTCTGCTAACTTCTCAAGGGCAGATTTTGTCTCAACTGAAACGGTACGGGCGACTTCGATTTCGCCATTAGCCTTTTCCATCCAGCCTTTCAGCTCACGATGCTTTTCAAGCAATGTGCCTTGCACTTCGGCAAGGGCTTTAATTTCGCTAATATCAGACATAATAATTTCCTTTATAGAGTTCGAGAATTTAATAGCATAAGTGCTATTTGACGTTGAATATCAGTATCTTGCTTTTCACTCGGCATAACTTCGGCTTCCTCAAACTCCATTTGAGAAAATAACAACCTAGCAGACTTTGCCGTTTCTCTTGCTAGGTTATTTGAAAAGCCACCTACATCCCGCAGGAACTTTTCAAAATCTCTTAAAGTATTAATATTATCCAACGCAGACTTAACGCTTGTCAAATCGACGCGAGCATTCTCATCTGCTGGATAAGTCACTATTGAAACTTCAGGTAGTTCTTTAATCGACTTAATGACACGACGTAAATTGTCGCCGTCTTCGACCATCTCATATTTGCCAATCATAAAGCCAATGGACAGGCCATCAATAGTGCCATGCGTCATAGCCGCTTTAATTTTGTCAGCGTCTGGATTGCCTTTGGTAAATTCGCCTTCCATGTACAAACCTTTCTCGTCTTCTTCGATTTGAATATACTTTCCAATCGGGATATCAAAAGATTTATGGTTAACAAACATTTTGGGCATATACATTTCACCGCGCTGTATCTGCTGGATTATGCCACTATAAGCGCCTTTCTCAATTGTGTCGCCATAACTATCAACACCGCCAAAGACAGAGGCATACCCAGAAAAGCCGCCATTTGCGACCATCTTAATCTCAATATCTTTTAGCCCAATATTTTTGCGCTGAATATTCATTTTGCCGTCCTTGCCTAAATGCTAGGCAGCCATTAAAAATAATACTAATTCTTCTTCGGATATACCCAAAACACCGTTGGCTTGTAGGTTAGGAACTTGCGCCACTGCGCTTACACTTTGTAGAACCGCCCCGCCGTTTATAACAATAAGACCAAAAGCATTTACCTTGCCTATTGTTATTTTAGCCTCAATTGCTTTTGTTTTGGCAAATCCGTCAATAACTTGGTTGGTTGCGGCATACGTTGTGGTGCTTGCGCCTAGCGTAGCCACATCGGTAAACAAAGCAATCTTGTAAGTGTCGCCGCTTGCGTGTACGCCTTCAAGAATCTCTTGCTTGTAGCTGTTGCAGATTGCTGATGTAATAGCCATTGTTATTGCTCCGTTGTCTCAGCGCCAATTAGGTTGCCCTTTTCATCTCGCAAAACCTTAATTGACTTGCTAGACTTTGAACTGTCTTTTGTAACATCCATATTTAATTTAATCTCTGGCGTTTCAAATTTCATGTCAGGATTAAAGCTAACGTTAATAGGTTGCTCTGGTTTGCGTGCGCTTAAATTATCTACCTTTTGAATCAAAGCGTTTTGTATAACCGACATTCTCTGCAACGCTTCCGCAACCTGACTTTGCCCAAGCTGTGACACTGGCATTAAGTTAACCTGTGCTGTCAATTCGTCTGCGCCCTCAATCGGAGGCATATTTTCTAATTGCCGCCATTCGTTGCGCGTCATCAATCCATTCTGCACCGCTTGCGAACCTGTCTCTAATCTATCCTTAAGCGAACCACGCAAGATAGCATCAAGGCTAAACTCAACCGCATAGCGTCTGCGCTGTGCTGGTGTTAGCACTCGCTTCTCTAAGCACTGTTCCAGCGACTCAAGCATCGGGCGCAACCGGAATTTATAGAACCCTTGAATTAACTGGTCAATGCCAGTGCCCCAAGTCGTTGTCTTTTCCGTATCGTTGATCATTGCGCTCGGAATACCAAACCATCTGGCAATATCCTCAACGGCAAACTTGCGCGTCTGCAACAACTGCACATCAGCAGGTGACATACTCAGCGGCTCAAACTTAGCCCCTGCCTCTAGCACCAGCAGGTCGTCGTCGCTGCCTTCGACCAGCCCTCTGTAATTCTTTCTAATAGAAGAGCGTTGCTCTTCAGTCAATAACTTGTCGATCATAAACACGCCAGGTCGCTTGGCTGACTTTCTAAATACATTTGCCGTGTGGTTCTGTGCGCCAACTGCCACGTTAACTGTCGAGCGCATATAGTCAAGACGTGACATACCGACCACGCCGTTGCCCTTGTCGCGCCAATGAAGCATAGACTCAGAGCCATAGATGGCGACCTTGCCTTCGTAATAATACTTATAGATAATCGTTTGGTCGTCTAGCACTTCGACCTCTACTTGATCGGCGCTCAACGGAATCATTGAGATGACATCGCCAGCATCATTGCGAACCAATCGAGCGTACCCGTTGCCGCGAAGTAAATAGTTCATCACCAAGTATTGCCAAAACTCCATTGGCGTGTGCCGATTGTTTGGCGTGTCGTGTAGCAAAACCCAGAGCGGCGTGCCTCG